TTTCAACGCCATAATCAGCTTTACCTAACTGCCAATCAGCCATTGTCCATATAAAAGCAGTATCACCACCAAAATCTGTGTCTTTTAACTTAGGTTTTCTACTGTACTCCTTAACAAGTTTGTCAAAATACTGGTCTAATGCAGGGTTTTTACGCTTTACAACCCCCTTAAATGCAAAAAAGGTGGTTGTTCTGCCACCTTTTAGCTGTCCTTCCCAGCTACTAGCACGAACTGTGCCTTCTATTTCATAGTATTTAGGGTCAAAACCCCAACCTCTAAGTATGTCATCATACTTATTCTTGTAATCTGGATCAGTACCTACATAAGTTACTTCACCTTTACCTGTTGATTCATCAAACTCTATAGAGGGTTGCCACCCTGATTTATAGTAGTTGTTACCTAGTTCCTGTGTCATATTCAGCCCTTTCTGTTGAGCTAATTATACACAGGAATTAGGACAGAATCTACTTAGTGATTTGTTTTTTAGCATATGTCTTGATAACTGCAAGTGCAGCACCACCACCAGCTAATGCAGCTAACTGTAAAGTTTCAGCTTCTACACCAACTAATGGAGCAACTGTTAAAGCACCTATGAACGCTTCAATAAAGGTCCAACCAGTTCTTTCAAGCATATCTTTGAGATCTTCACTCATTTTATACTCCCACGAATCAGACCAAGGTGTCCACCATACATCTTTCTTAAATGTACCATCTTGGTTTCTTGCTCTTTTATATCTTTCAAACATTATCTAATTATCCTACCTCTTAACATAGCTTGTGTCTGTATCACACCACCATTTACTTCTGCAATATCCTCTTGTAATTCTTTCATCTTGTCCATCACAGTTCTCGTTAAAACTACATCATCAGTAGAAGCATTAGACAATGGTTTCTCTAATAACTTAGTTATTGTTGTGTACTCTATTGTTACACTCTTTCCTAACAATAGTTCTTTTGACACTTTTTTATATAGCTTTTGATATGCTATGCCACTACGACCTATAAATCCATCATCACTTACATCTAAATCCTGTTGTGTTTCTCCCAGCAAAGTGCAACCACTCGTTGCTTCATCTGTATTCCCTGCGTGAAGTAAAATATAGGTAAAGTTAGGTACATCTTGTAAATGCAACATACCATAATGGTCATTACCATATCTTTTCTTGTATTTCTCGTGGAATCCACCAACAGTTCTAAACTTTATGTCGTATGTTCCTTCAGGTATGCAGGTTTCGTGCATAACTTTTACTGCTTGGTATTGATCCTCTAATGTATAACACTCAAATAAACCATTTACAAACAACAAACCATTTGTTGCATCAGTACCAAACTGTGTTCTAACTACTTGTAATTTCATATAATCTCCCAGTTACTACAATGCAAATTGCAACCACAACAAAGATAGTTGCACTTACACACTACTTACCACCACAGCAACCACTACCACAGCAGTCCATATTACTCTCCTTTTCTAAAACCTATGGTTACTAACCATATGCCTAAAGTAATTATAGTCGCTAATCCTGTGATTTGCTGGGCAGAACCAGTTAGTGTAAGTGTTGCAATAACTAAACCAACTAAAGTCCAACTAAGATTTAGTGTTTCTTTAATTGCTTCTACAAACCAAGACCATAACTTCTTAATCATTAGCTTCTCCTAAATATAAATGCAGCCATACTAGCTATTCTAGTTAGGATTACAGGAACTACGACTTCTTGTGCCTTTTCTTTCTGGTCAGAAGTCATATCATCACCAATGTTTGACAGTTGTATGTTGTCAAAATCTACTAAAACCTCTATGGGATTTTCAATAAAGTTCTCAAACTGTACCTCTGTAACAACATCAGCGAGTGTGTAATTCTCTACATCAGCGTTCTGTACTGCTCTTTCTACATATTCTTCTACTGCTTCTGCGACCACTTGATCTTCTTTTACAGCTTCAGCAATAATCTGAACATCATCTTTTTCTACTTGTAATACTTCAGCAACAACTTCTACCTGTTCCTCTGTAAGTTCTTCTACATCTGCAATAGCTTCTTCTACTACTGCTTGTACTATCTCTTGTACTTCCTCTGTTGCTTTGTCTAAATTCTGTACACCAACATCATTAACTTGTTCTATAACTTCTATTACTTCTTCTGTGGTGGCTTCTTCAACAACGATATTCTCAACGACTTCTTCAACTTCAGATACTGCTTCAACGACTTCTTCTTCAGAAAGTTCTTCTCTAGGTTTCTCCTCAACATCTTCCTGTATTGGCTCAACCAAAACTTCCTCATCAACTTCTTCATCTTCCACCACAATAACAATGTCATCTTCTTCTTTCTCCTCTACAATAATTATAATTTCTTCAGGTATATCTATTACTTCTTCCTCTATAACAATAGATTCTACATACTCCTCTACCTCTTGATATACCTCAACAAACTCCTCTACATCTTCTTCAGGAATGTCAATATCTACTTCTTCTAATTCAGCTTTTATTTCAGCTTCTTTTTCTGCCTCAATGCGTTCAGCTTCTTCTCTGTCTGCTCTTTCTTTGTTAGTTTCATATATACCTGTTTCTAAAAAATTTAATTCTTCTTCTGTTGGAGGTATAGTTGTAGTTGTTGTAGTAGTTGTAGTAGTTACAACTTCTTCAGGTACTTCCACGACAATAGGTTCACTACAATCACCAGACTGATAACCAAACCAATCTCCACTTTCTACTGCTTCCAGGTATTGTTTGAACGAAAGAGGGTTGCCAGGGTGTTCACAACCATTTTGATCCCACGCAAGATAAGTTGTGTTACCATCTTCAACAACATCTTTCGCTTTAGGTAGCGTTGTAGTAGTCGTAGTCGTAGTTGTAGTCGTGGTAGTAGTCGTTGATGATGTGGTAGAGCTTGTTGTCGTACTAGATGTCGTTGTAGTAGGTATATAAACATAATCATATAATACACTCTCTACTGGCGTAAAGTCGCTAGTTGTACCATTAGTATCGTGAAATGCTTTTACCTTTGCATATATCTTTTGATTATTTACAGACAACTCGTTATATAAATACTCTGCTGTAAATGTATAGCTTTGCCAGGACAATGCCTCTGTGAAACCAAAGGTTGTTTGTTCTGATACATCATCAGCAGTTTCTGTAAGTCCTATGTAAACTATGTAGTATTCTGGTGGGTTATCTTCTAATCCATCACTTTCTTGCCAACTAACTGTAATGCTACCATCATTGTTTAAAGTGTTAGTAATGTCATAAGGTGTCTGTGTTTCTGTATGATATGCCAATACAGGCAAAGGTATTAGTAAAAGGACAGACAGTAACAAACGAAACATTACATCAGATTATTTATAAGCACCACCAATGCAGAGATAGCTACAAGCCACCCACTTAGTTCTTGTCTTGAAATCTTTTGATTAACTTTTTCGTGTAATTCATCTATGCGTTTGTTTATATCCTGTTGTCCTTCCAATATAAGATTCAACATCTCTTTCTGTGTAAAGCCGTTGCCGTTAGACATTATGGTAGGTCATCTTTCTCAAAGCTGATCCAATCCCATTCCTCTGTTCTGTAATTAACTATGCTTTTAAGATACGAAACTAAATCTCTAAAACAATAACCTAACGCAAATATAATAATGAAGTCCATAAATACGATTGTATCATAGGATTATTTATTAACTAGGTTTTGGATTATCTGATTTAACCTGTGCAATATGGTCTTTCCAAGTTGTTGTTCCATTAACACTATCCCAATATTGCATATCTAATTGGTCCTCTATGCTACCATAAGCAGATTTTCTAGCTTCTTTATAACCATTTTCTTGTTGGTCATATCTTTCAGCAGCTCTATCTGTTATTAGCTGTGCATAATCTTCATCTGTTAATTCCATAACTTCATTATTAACTTGCTTGTTTAAAGGTTTTTCTGCCTCTACTTCTGCTGTTACTTCTGCTGTTATTTCTTCTAATGTTGCCATATCTCTCCTATGTTACTATGATTTTTTAAATCCATACACTACAAACTTACCATTATCTAAATTTACACCACTATCACTTAGAAATCTAACCCCTCTTATTGTTTCTGTTCTTTCGTGGTAACCCTGTCCTCTTTCCATTTTGAAATCTGCATTGTTATCAAGTGTGCTACCTATGGTTAAAATATTTGTATAACCTAAAACTCTTGTGTTAAAAAAATAAATAATTATATTTGTATATTCATCAGTTCCTGTACCCATACCAACCCTAGAAACATAAAATTGAGTTTGGTCAACAGTTTCTAGTCTGTCTATTGTTGTTGAAAAATCAGCAACTAATAATTTTGCAGTATTGTATGCACCATTAACATCTACATCTCCATCATCTTGTATCAATCTCATTTGTAAAGTTTTATTATCAGTATCTACACCAATATTTACACCTTTAATCATATAAACATCATAAGTATCACTAAAAACATTATCTAAATCTACATTAGATACTGTACCTGATATTTCATTTTCTAAAAGTTTTACTATACCTGCCATTAGTCTGCTATTCCATAAGTCAATATTGTTCCCTCATCATAATTTCTGTTAGGATTTCTAAGAACATAACCTGTCATTGAGTTTGTATTTCTTAAAACTCCGTGTGAAAACTTAACTTGTCCAACAATACTTCCTGCACTCATAGCACTTTCACTAGATGCAAAAGTGTAACCACTTCCAAAAGGATTAAATATATATCCTACATTTGCTGAGTGATAACCTGCATTTCCATCTATTTCACCAAAAAATCTAACTATTGCACCTGTTGATGCACTAACACTTCCTGTTGCAGCTTGTGAAGCATACTGATTGATAACACAATAATTGTAATTTGCAGTAATAGTAGAGCTGCCGTCGTGAAATCTTAAATCAACTTGGCTACCTGAACTATCAACACTTGTAAGATTTGCAACTACAATTTTATAAGTATCATACTTGCTTGAAAAAACATTAGCTATGTGAACATTATTTGTTGATGTTGATATTGTTGTTTTATCTATAAGTTCTAATTTACCTGACATATCTTAACTTTCTGCAAATCCATATAAAGCAATACTGCCTGTCATACTACCACTATGTGCAAATCTAATTGCATTATGCACTTCTGCTGTATGTAATACACCACCACCACCACTATATCCACTTGCATTTGAGCTATTATCAAACCAAGTTCCCATAGATGTAGTTACTGAATACTTTGCAGAATTTCCTAAATCATAAAAATACACTATTGCACCTGCTTGATGTGTTGTTTTTTGATTATTTGTTATATAACCAAAATCTCCACCTGCTGTTGTTCTTACACTTAAACTATCTCCATCATCTCTGTTGCCCTCATAAGTAAAATCATAATTAGATGTCAAATAGGAACTACCACCATTGTTTGATAATCTTACTCCAAATCTTGATGATGATGTATTTACTTCTAATTGATTACATACTGCCATATGAACAGAGTATGTGCTTTCCTGTATAGAAGTAAAAGTAACTTCTGTTTGATTTGTAAAACTTTGGTATTGTATAAGTTCTAATTTACCCAGATCTGCACCACTTAGTAAGCCAAACTTAGCTTGTCCTATAGGCATACTAACTCCAGTCTTGTTGTGGTATTAAATAATAATTTGTTCCATCAAAGAGAACTGTAACTATATCTATCTTTCCTGAACCTGTTGTCATTGTCCAACCACTACCACCTGCTGTTTTAGCAGCAACTGTATTGATTGTAGAAACAACAGTTCTATCTGTACTGTCTTGTGTAAATCTTACTGTAATAACTGTAGCTCTACCTGCAGGTAAGTTACTTATGGTCCAAGTAGTTACATTTTCTGACAAAGCAACTGTAAAGAAACCACCTTCAGCAGCGTTAAGAGTTAATGTGCCTGAACTAGAAGTAGCTGCTACTACATCTTCTGATACTGTGTTGCCTAGTTGTACAGTATTGTTAGATGTTTTTTCTTGTATTGTATCTACTTTTAAAATACTGCTCATAATCTATCCTTTAGGGTACTTGTCTTTTACTGCTTGTCTTGCTGTTTGTAAATCTGTAAGAGTATCGCCACCATCTAGTAATGCGTGTATGCAATCTTGTAATGATGGATATTCTTCAAGTCTGCCATAAAGCCAACCATTAGCTTCTTCATCTAATTGTCTAGCTCTTTCGTTTTCTGCCCAAGTATTTAAAGTTGCTTCTACTTCTTCTGCAGTTAAATCTACTTGTACACCATTAACAATTTTATTTGTTGGTGCTTGTAAACCTGATTTTATTTCTTCTATTGATTGTGCCATTTTAAGATTTCACTCCATAAATTCGTATCGTTCCACTTACTATATCTCCAGTTTGATAATAAAATCTAATACCTGTAACAGCAGTTACATCTTCTTTAAATGTTGTTCTTTGCATAAATCTCATTTCATCATTAAACATTTGTTTAGCACCTGTATGTGTAAAAATAGTTACATTGTCAGATGTGCTGCCAGTTGCAGGATATAAATAACCTTCGCCAACCATAGCTTCAGCACTAGCATTACCATTGGAGTTATCATAAACGTGATAATCTGTGTTTGAACTATTACCAAATATAGCCCCACTTGTAGTAGTATCTCCATAATAATAAACACCACCTTGTGCGTAAGTGCCAGTTAAATCAGAGCCACTAGAACCACCTTGTCTAAAAGCAAATCTAAGTTCTACATTATCATTTTGTGATTTAATTCTGCTAACAGATATAAAGTAACTAGCATAAGTAGATAAATCTACAAAGTCATCAAACAATAATTCAGAACTGTTACTAGCTGTTCCTGTTTGAAGTAACACTAACCCACCTAAATTAGAAGCAGTAGTAGTAGCAAGTGTTGCTGTTTCATTAGGAATAGTAATTGTCTTGTCTGATCCTAACGAACCTGCGTTAG